CAGATAAAGCTTTGTGATAACCTTTAGCGTCTGACATTAAACCTTTTTCATCCGTATACTTATTAATAAAATTACCAATGTCTTTTTGAACATTTTTAACTTCATCAGCAGTACCCGGTTTATAAGTAAAATTATTTTCACCAACCTTGAAATCAAAACCTTTGAATTCATTGTTAAAAACCTCGTTGGTTTTATTTAAGAAATAATCATACCTCTTTTTGTTTTGCTCTTGCGTAGTTTTAGACTCATCAATATAACTCTTATAAGCATTTAAATTTTCTTGTTGATCAGCAGACAACCCACCCCCGCTTGACTCAAGAGGGATTTTATATTTATCTTTTTGTTCATTCAAAAACTTTTTAGCTTTCGCAAGTTCTCGTTTTTTCGCTAACTTAATTTTCTTAATATCTTTAGGTTCGTCAATATCTTCATCGAAATCAAACTTATCCTCAATAATATCTTGAATATCTATCGCATCTAACCCTTCTTCAGTGTTAGAGTAATAGTTAGCAAGTACAGAATTGTCATCCATAGAATCATAGTCTTTTTGCAAATTGTAAAAATCCTGTATGTTTCTACCGGTTTCTTTTTTGTACTTTAAATACGCAGATACATCATCAGGTAATGGTTCGTTTGCCTCTTTTTCCGCAAACAGTTCGTCAACTGAATTTATATCTTTGTTATATCTATCTTTAATATAAGAAAGAACGTTGTCATCATTTAACTCTAATGACGGAGTTTTATCTTCTACAGGTTCAGTTTTCTTTTCCTGAACAGGTTCGTTAGTGTTAACTTTTTCCGCAACTTGTTCTTGTTGTGGAGTATCTTCAAACTTTTCTTCATGCTTTTTTAAAAGTTGCTCTTCAACTTCAGCACGGGATTTTTCTTCAACCAATCCAAGGTCTTTGACTTTTATTTCCATTTAATTAAATTTTATACAAAGTTAAACAATATTTATATTATTTTTTTAGCCTATCTAGGATTGAATTCTGCTAAATCAAAACCATCTAAACTATCCTCGTTTGATTCAAAATTTACAGGAGGTAAATTATTTTTACGCTGCTCTATTAGTTTAGACTGCTCTGTTGACTGCTGACTTATTCTTCTGTCTTTTGCCTTTTCTCTTTTTTCCTCTCTACTTTGTAATCCTTGCTGCTCCAAACCTTTTAATTGCATTTGCATATCAAACTCAACTTGCATAAGTTGTCTTTTTAGTTCAGCTTCGTTTTTAAGTTTTTCAATTTCAAAAGCAACATCAGCTTGTCTGTATTGTATTTTAGCTTGAGATTCCATTTGTATCTTTTGCATCTCACCTTGAGATTTAGCTTGCTGCGCCTGCATTTGCATTTGTGCTTGCATTTGCTGTTCTTGTTGTCTCTGTTGTTGTTCAGCTTCCTGTTTTTTCTTACGTTTTAATTTAAGAAGTTGATTAGCCATTTTTAAATTACTAATTTCTCTTATGTCAATAGCATCTTCTAAATTTATATCTTTTTGTGACAATGCCATTTGAATATTTTGCTCTAGCATTGCTTTTTGCTCTTCATCAGGTGCCATTTCTATAAATATCCCAAAGTCATACAGGTATAAATCTTTAATGTCTTCAAGTATTTTTAAATTATACTTTCCTATCTGCATAGCAAACTCATCTCTAAAATCTGCGTATTGTAATATATCAGCTGTTCTTATTGATAAACACTCGGCAATTGTTCTGGTTATATACAAGCTCCCCTGAAGCACATGTCTTGTAGCAGTATTAGAATTTAATGCTGCTAATTTTTGTACACCTACTAAAGAATTAGGATCTGGCGTTGAGCCATCTCTCGCTTCGTTTAGTCCAGTTACCGCTCTAATCATATCTAAATAATGATTATAATTAGCAATAAGCATTTGCATTTTACTTGCACCACTATTAGATGTTAATTGAGTGATTGGAACTCTAGCATTATTAAACTCGCCATCTTGAGTGTAACTTCTACCAACAACACTACCTGTTTGGAAATACAAGCGCAATGCATCTTCTGGATTATATGCGTTTCCTGTTCCTAAATCAACCTCGTTTAAACCATCTGCATCAATAAATACTCCATCAGGCACAACTCTTGATACCACTTGTTGAATTTTTAAATGTGTCATTTGAATTAAGTCTGCAAAAGGAATCATTCTTCTTACCAAAGACTCTAAAGAACCTTTATACATTCTAGGTGCTGCCGCTACATAATTTGGCATCGCATACTGGTTAGAAGATTTTGGTCTTACCATGTTTTCTGATAGTTTCCATTGCAGAATAATATTAGTTCCCATAACCATAACACCATCATACCATACGTCGATTCTTTTAGTTACCTTTTCAAACTTTCCTTCGTCCATCATTTCCTGAGGAGGATTAAACTGATCGTCCTTTTCAACTGTCTTGTATGATCCGTCTGCTAATTTTTTTCTTTTGTACACAAACGAATGTGTTGTTTTATAATTAAAATACATTAACGTTGCAGTGTCTCTGTAGAACATACTATTTTCGTAAAACTGCGCAGTATTAAAATAATTATACCATGACTGACTGTACTTAGCAATCTGGTTTAAATCTTCATTTGTTAAATCTGGATCAATCTTAATTAGCTCCGTCATTGGAACTGTTTTTATTTCTCCCCAATAAAAGCAATCCTTAAAATAAGGATCTTCAGTATAGCTATAAACAACATTAGCTGGATCTACATAATCCAGTTTTACGCCAGATCCTGGTAGAAATTCATGCTTTGTTATACCTATACCTATAGTTGTTAAATCATAATCTACCCTACTTCTAATATCATTATAATGATTTTCTGCCATTAATGTATCAATCGCTTCTTCTTGAGCAATTTCAATAGCAGGCTTATATTTCATATTCATGAACAACTCCATTTCTTCGTCACTTTCCGGAAGTTCGTCTTCATTTGTTTGAAATACATTTATACCGAAGTCTTGGTCTATTTGTTGAAATAAAGGTCTAGCTAATACCTCGCCTTCAATCATCTCCTGAAATTCATTTCTTTTCTCAGCAGACAACGCATCCTCAGCGTAGGCTTTAACTTTAAAAAGTCTGTCTGACATTCCGTTTACTACGATGTCGACAAACTTTGGTATTATAGGTACGGGTGACCAATCTAAATTCAGATAACTTAAGTCGCCATCTATTGCTAATTCATTTTTGTATTTTGCTACGGATTGCTCTCCTCTAGCATACAAACGTAGTCGCATAAACTCACTCCATTGACTATAAAATCTACATGAGCCGCTGTCTCTTCTAAACCATTCGTATTGTATTGCTTGACCTATTTGTAATCCGTACTCTACAGTGTCTTTTGTAGCGTCAGAAACAAATTGATCTGGAAATGCAGCAGCCTGTATATCTATTGTTACTTCTTTCATTTATTAAGTAATTGACTTACTGAGTTCTTGTTATTATATCTCGCAAAGTTAATGCTTATTTTTGATTGTTTTTGAACGGGTGTATACAAGTGTTTTTGATTTGCCATAATTGCTAAACCAGAGCTAATCGCAGCATCAAACTTTGTTCTGTTTGTTATGTCAAATTTAGCCCAGTCTTCTAGTGTTCTTTGAAAATACATACTACCTATATCGTCTTTTTCTCTATAATCTCCTTCAAAATCTAATCCTACATATTTCTCAATATACGACTCAATAGCTGAGGCGTGAGATTGCTTAACATCTTCAGATGAGTTTGGAATACCCCCTAACTCTCTTTCAGTCTTAGATAACTTATTATAAGTTTTATCCGGTCTGTTTAAACAAAAGCCTCGGTATCCTCTATTTTTAAAATGATACAATAAACGAGGTTTATTATTTTCACATAATATTGGCATGCCATAAAATATACACGCCATTAAAACTTCTTCAAAAAATATCTCAGCGGTTTGAGGTCTAGCAATATATTCTAAAAAGAATTCATTACTAGGCGCATCATCCATATTAAATTTTGTCTGTCCATGTAAAGCTCCGTTAGAACCTTTACCTACTACAACTCCTGAAATATCATAAGAGTCACAACCAAACGATCCAATATGTTCATTGCCTGGATACATCTTTCCACCCTTCTTTATCACATTGTTTTGAAGAGAAGCTTTAGGGATGTAAGTTACAAAAAATCTACCTCTTTTATTTGGGCTCCAGATTACCTTAGAATCTTTTATACCATCTTTCCAATGGAACCCACCTTGAGTCATAAAGTGTCCCATATTTATAGAATCATTATAATCTATTTGCTGGTATATTTTTGTTAAATTAAATAATGATTGTTTGCTTTCATCTCTAAACGCATGTGACTCTGTTCTAGGAAACTGTCTATAAAATTCATTTAAAGCGTCAGGATCTGAAGTTAATGATTCAACCTCGTTAGTCCAGTAATCTACAGCCCCTTGAGTAATAGGCTCTTTGTCTATTCCTTTAATAGGTTTGTCTGGATTCTTGAACACAGGCATACCATACATGTCAATAAAACCTTCCATATTCCACTCCATAGGAATAAACAGATTATATAAACCGCTTTTTGTTTGTCCGTTAGAGTTTCTGTTTCTGCAATCAGATGACTCAAATAAATCTTTAAAATTTCTACCACCTTTATCTAACGCATTTGATGTAGATCCCATCATACATTTACCTATGACTTTACTACCTAATCTTAAACATGTTTTGGTTACACGCCAGTTGTTTAATATATTCTCTGGCCTCTCCCATTTACCACTTTCATCGTGTAACAATAACTGTAACTTCTCACCATCATAACTGTTATCAGATGTATTCTTCCAGTCAATTGTTGTGTCTAATCCTTCAAGCTCCTCTTCACTTACTGTATACATATTCTTTTTAGTAATCTTAGAAGCTGGAACACGATAAGCTAATTCTGTTTTAGGCTTATCCATACCATCTTGTATAGGTTTAAAAAAGAAAGGATAGTTGTTTGATATTGGCACTATCTTATCTGTAAACATCTTCTTTGCATCCGCACCAGTTTTTGATAGTATACCTATTCTAGAATCTTTAGTTATTGTCGCTGTGTTAACACCTTCACACGAGCTCATAAATGAAAACCCAGAACGTCTTATTTTTAAATAACACATACCAAAACTTCTTTTATCAGCTTTGCATGCCTCCCAGAATATATAGAACAAACGATTTGCTTCTCTAAAGTCTGGATGACCAACGTCAATCTTTGTCCATTGTAAATACATATAATGTGTTCCTGTAATATAAGTAGGAACACCGTTATTCATAAACCAAAAACCTTCTTCTCTCCTATCAAACTCTTGTTCGATATAATCCACCCATTTGTTCTTGAATTGTATCGGAGCTTCATGCCATTGAAATATTGACTGTATTCTTTTTAATTCTTTACTTATTTCATGCGCCTCCCAATACTGATCATCTTTTTTTTTGGATCTTGAATAAACTTTTGTAGGAGCTTTTGGTAATGCAATATGTAGGCCATTTATTTCTATGACATCACCTATTTGACCTGACTTAGATATAACAACAAAATTATATTTTTCGTTATAACCATAAGTCCAAGTTCTTGCTTTATTCTTTGTAGATAAAACATTTTTTGGAACTACTCTAGTTAGTGTAGTGTATAAGTTATTTAGATCTTGATTCTGCAAATCCTTTAGGGGTATTATTTTTCTTTATATCACCACCCTCTAATAATTGCTTTTCGTCTTCTATTCTTTTAAGGATTTCAAAAGCGTCAAAGATAGCAAGCTTTTTAGTAGCGGCAGCATTCTTTAATCTGTCAGCAGCTAACTCATCATCCTTATCGTATTTAATAATATCTTCTTTAGCTACCTTTATTAATTGTATAACAGCTTTTTCTCCAGCTTTTATTATTTGTTCTTTAATATCTTTAATATCCATTTACATAATCATAGTTATGTTATCTGTAAACATTCTATATAGCTTTTCATCTTCTACATAAAACTCATACTCAGACTCAGGAGTAAAAGACACTTCGTCTCCTACCTTTACACCTAAGTTTTTTAACTCTTGATTGTTATATTTAACAACACCCATAAGAGGTTCTTCTTTGCCGGTCTTTCCTAAAAAAGATTTTTTTGGCGGAATAGGTTTTATAAAACAATACTTAGAATGGCTTTTCCACTCTTCTTTATTATAATACAAAAAAAATTGATCAAAGTCAATAAAGAATAAATCGTCTTTAAAAAAGCTTTTACCACTTTTCTCACGCCCGTACATGTCATTGTAATATTTAAAAACATTATGATGTACTAAAAGTATGTCACCTATATTGACATCTCCTGAATAATTTATTGGAGTTGACACCACTTGCGCATACCTATTAGCCGTTTTATGATCTTCTTTTGATACGCTAATTAAAAAATCTAAGTCTGCTATTTTCTTTACATTATCATACCTAGTGCCGTTTACAGGACGTACAATAAATGAAAATGGAGATTGCATTAAAAGTTTATATTATATTCGATAGAAATAGGTAAGGTAGTTTTAAACTCTTTCCATATAACAATTTCTTTATTTTTTTCTATCCAAATCTTATATGAACTTGCGCCTGAGTCGTGCTGTATTAAATGAATAATATAAGATCCTCCAAGAACATCCTGCCCTACTATGTAATGCATAGCTCCAGACTTATAGTCTGCTCCTATTGAAATCTTTCTAATGTCCATTTAATTAAAATGTAGAATCTAATTTTAGCTTTCTGTATGTAATATTTATATATAAAGTTCCATTCCCTGCACTTGGACTAGCCAAACCACCTAATGTTATTCCTGCGTTTTCTGCAATAAATTCAGCAGGTGAAGGATCGTTTTTATATACTTTTTTACTTGCAGCGTTTAATAAAAGCAGTGGCAATGGTTCTTGAATAGTTCCTTGTGTTATATTTAAAGTGTTTACAAAATTATAAGGAGTTGATCCTGGAATCATTAAGCTTACAATTTGGCTAACATCATACACATAACCGTCTCCAGGAGGAGCTAGCAATGTGTATGGTTGTGCTGCAATTACTTTTAAATAAGTTTCTGGAATAGCTATTGTAACGGACGTAGTATTTAAGCCAAATAAAGTTTGTAAGTTTTCTAACGTACAAGTTTTAGTGTTTAAATTATTCTCTGCATCTGTTAGCACAAAGTAATCCGGCAGTGTAGGAATTATACTTGAGTACGCTGTGGTATTACTTATTCTAGCCATTGTTTTATTTTATAGGTTCTGCTTCTACTGCTTGCGGTTTTTTAGTGACAATACCTGTTGCTAAATCAATAACAGCATCTTGCCCATATTTCTCCGCTAATTTTTTCTCTTCAATACCAAACGCACCTCTTAAGTCTTCTAAAGATTTTAGATTCATTTGCTGTCTTAATACATTATCAGCAATCTCTAATTTAGCTTTAGTAAAGTCTTGGTTTAGTTCTTGAATTTTTTTTAATTCGTCTTCAGTTAATTTAATTTCACTCATTTTAATTTATTTTTAATGTTAATTTTATTTATGTAAATATAGTAAATATATTACTATTCTTCAGGCGGTGCCGGAGGAACTGGGTTATCCCATGTAAAGTATAAATCTTCATCTATAGGATGCTTCTCTAAATCTATTTGTTTAGATAAACTTGCTTCCATGTCAGCTACAGGAAGCCCTGCTTTTAGCCAGCTAATAACTACATTCTCAAATCCTTCGTTATTAGCGTAAGGAACAAAAGGTGTTGACGGATCATACTTTAAAGAGTAAGTTCCTATTTGACTAGCGGTGTATTGCGAGTCTTTGTCGTCTTGAGCGGTATACGTCCAATGTACTGTGTAGATTACGTTTTGATTCCCATCTTCTTCGATACGGGCGTTCATTTGATTTATTGTCCATTTATAAAAATTTGCCATTGTTTAATATTTTTACAAAGATATGAATTTTATAATTATGATTTATTGGTTTTTAATATTCTGTTTTAATATAAC